AACTGATTTAAATGCGTCTGCCCATCCTTGGGATACCTTTTCTTCACCACTTTCTGGAACAAGATATCCACCCATCGAAGCAAAGTTCAAACTTCCACTGTCATCGTTGGATTTACCATTGCTACCACGTTGCATTGCGCTCCATGCAGAAACAGAATCTGAATTGGATTTAGCGGCACGATCATATGGAGAAGATCCAATCTTGTTGGCAGCATTGCCAAGCATGTTCTTCATGTATTGGTTATTCATCTTTTCCTGCTCTGCATTGTAATCTGGCCGAGGTTGTGCGCCTGTTCCCAAATTACCTGACACAAGGTTCTGCATCGTGTCACCTGCTCGTCCAAGCATATTTGATGCTGATCCTACAATCCCACCAAATTGACTATTTGCCACTGGTTGAGGACTTGCTCCTGTTGCTGTATTTGCTCCACCCATAATTTTAGTTTTTCCAATCGACTGGTTTGAATCCTAAATCTGGAATCACGATATCTTCGTAGGTTGCCAGATGTGAAATGTTGCTGATCTTTGCCTTTAACTTTGGGCAATCAACGTGCAGCCCTTGGTGACGATCAACGCAATTCAAGCAAACTGGATAAAAGTCAGCATTGAGTGACTTATCAGGGTTGTTGATCCATCCACCTTTTGTCTTAACATATCGAGTTGCGTCTGGCTTTACATCGTTCGACTCCAGATACTCAAAGATGTTTTCGTCATTCCATTCTTTCATCAGATACAATGACGTTGGATTTCCATCAACATGACGGATGTCCTGTGACAACGAAAGTTGACCCTTCATCAAGTCCGTATCACTGCCCTTTGTTCCCAACCAAACGGCACTCCACGGGAAATTAAATGTGCCTGTAGGACGCATTAAAAAGTCATCAACACCGCACATGAATGGTTCGTTTTCTTTTGGACGTTCAGTTCCCAAAGAAAGAACGATGGAATTCTGACCCCATTGGAAATAGTGCAGTAAATCAAACCGAACTTCACCAGTATTCACGTCAGGCCCATCTGCCAGAGTATGTTTGAAGGCTGGATACTCATACACGGTCAACTGCCAATCTTTGATCAGTTTGTCAGAGTATGCGTAGCGTTCACGAAATTTAGGTTGACGAAACTGAACCACAGGCACGTCAATTCCGCACTTAAATTTAAGGAAGTGCAACAATGCTGTTGAATCCTTGCCACCAGACCAGAAAATGACACTATTCGGCCATTCCTTGTTCCAGCGAACTGCTTTATCTATTGTTTTGTGTATTAGGTTTTTCATTAAACTATAATTGCCGCTCCAAGAGCAGCACCACCAACTGCACCACCAGCAGTAATCCACGATCCCATTGCGGAATTTTTGCTTTGCGCATTCTGTGCTTTAATTTGATTTACCATGTTGTTATAATTTTGCGTGTCAGCAACATTTGCTTGATGTGCGTTTTGAATGTTGCCAATTGAACGATTAATTGCGGATTGAGTAGTTTGACCAAGACCCTGCGCACCAGCAAGTAATCCACGTTGCCAATCCTGCATTCCCTGTATATTAGATGCTTTTGCTGCCTGTTGTCCAGCAATCAATGCACCGGGGTCAATACCGCCCTGCATTTGGTTTGCATCAAGATACTTTTGCCGTATCCCAAGGTTTTCTAATGCAAATTGCCGCCCTTGAGCGGTTGCTGCGTCATAAATTGCAGATTTCCCCATTGTGGAATATGGGTCAATGCCACTCTGCATCATTTGTGCAAGACCTTTTGTTTTAGCCCACTGGTTCAACTTTTGTTGCCAGTTTTCAGGTGATGTCAATTGTTGAACTTGCTCCTCAATTCCAGCTTTCATCAATCCAAGGCCCGGAGATACTTTTTCTTGAAATTGTGTTACACGATTTTGATTCTCTATACCCTGCTCAAATGCTCGTTGAGATATTTCACTTGGGTTAAATTCTTGGTAAATAGGCTTTAATTGTTGCGCCATACCAAGCAAATTAGATTCTGATTGTGCGCCAGCATACAATTCACGATTTGCATCACCTGCTATCCTCATGTTAAGGTCAGGTCTAGGTTTCTGAATTTCTGGATTGTATGATTGTCCGCCCATATTATTTTTAAGCTAAAGAATAAACTTCTCTTTTCAAAGGAGTCAATCCTAATTTTTCAATTATTTCGTTTGTAAAGTTTGTTCGTTCATCCTTTAATGGCACTCCAATAAACCCCGGAGAATTGCCAATTTGACAGTGTGCTTTCCAGTCACTCATAACTTGGATAACATCCCGTGGACGAGTGAATTTAGGGTGGAATGCAGGATAAATTGTTGGAATAAAGACGTGATCTGAATATCCAAATAGTTCACCATCACGATAATGTGCATAAACATTAATGTTTGGATGCTCGATAATTTTATGGTTGAAATCCTCTGCAAAGTCAACCAATTCAAGGAATTCGTTAGTTCCTTTTGGAACGAGTTTATATTCAATTTTTGATCTCATATATTTATTAGTTAAACCCAACAGAGATATCGTCCGTGCTGGATATGTTTTGTGTATAGTTGGCAAACTTTTCAGCTTGCGCTTTTAAAATATTATTCCGCTCAAAATTACTTCCGCAGACCGCACATGGCAAGCAATTATTTTGGTTTGTCGTAAATGGAATTGACGAATAAATTGGCACAATCGGGTCGTCACCAAACGGAGAAATAAACTTATTTGGAAAGTTTGTCACCTCTTTTGTTGCTGTAAGAATCGAAGGCATATTAGCAGGGGTTATTTGCTTTAAATTGTTGTGCTGCTGCCGTTGCCGCTTGCAACGCAAGCACTCCAGCTTCCTGTTGAGCATGCTCAAAGCTAATGTATGACAAGAATGATGCAGATGCGGTTGCTGAAATCGATTTGCTTGGATTTAAATCACAAGTCAACGTCACAGTTTTAAACACTTTTGCCGACCACGCATTGTCATTCGGAGACTGTTTCTCATACGGATTCGGCAATAGATCAAGCGTCATTGTATCTCCACTCTGCGAAACTACGCATGACTTCGTTTCGTCACCTTGTGGAATACCTGTGGATTTTTCGCTCCACGGATCCATGAACATGCGCACAATTTCAACTCCAAATTCACCGCACCACTCAATGAGCAATGAAAAAGCCTTATCAACATCGTCTGTCAATTTTGATTCACAGGTTGAAACAAGAGAATTGCGTTGCGCCGATTCGGTGATCAAACGACGATATTGGTTGTTGAGCATTCCCAACTTTTCAATTTCACTTTCGTATGGAGTGTTTCGCCACTGGTAATCATCTGTGACTGCCAAAATGCGCTTTTCGAGGATCGAATTGTATTTTCCTTTGCTGCCTTTATACGATACCTTCAAATCAACAGTACCGCCAATTTGCATGGATTCAATTTCAGAGTAGATGAACTGCTTCAAATCCATCTCGTCACCAAGCAATGGTGTTTCAAATTGAGCGTAAATTCTGTTGTATAGATCAGTGGTCGTTTTGTCTGGATTGATCTGCAAATAGGTATCCACACGTTGCGGCTGAAACGATTCCCAAAGGTGATTATAAGACCCATCGTTGGTGGCAGCGTAATCAACAGAAAAATGGAAGCACCTTGATTCACCATCGACAACTCCAGAAGTCCACTCGACTGGACGTGTTCCTGTCCATACTCCAGCCCATGCAGGGTTGCGATTTTCACCCCATTCGGACGCAGCAGAATAGTCCAGCACCATCGTGTCTGAATTAAGTGTCTGCATGTATGGAATTGAGCAAAGCAAATAGTTTTCAAAGCCGATTGCGCAAATTTTCGTTGGATCACCTGACATCAATCTTTTTGCACGAACCATTTCAACATCTTTGTAAAGAACCTGTGAAGACAAGTATGCTGTGGCAGCAGGGTCAGCAGTGATTAGACCACCTTGTGAATACCACCACATCTGACCTGCCTGAAATGAAATTGATTTTCCGGCAACGCATCCAACTGTTGGATATAATGTGGATTGGAAGTTTTCAGTTGTCACCCATTGCTCTCGATCAAGGATACCAGATTTAAGTTGGAATGTTGATCGATCGGTAAAAACAATCAATCTCGTTGAAGTATCCTGACCGACATAGCTAACCATTCCAGTGATTGGACGTGAAAACGAAAAGTCACCACGGGAAGTTCCAGAAAGTCTTTCTTTAAATGATGTCGGATCCCCTAAATCACTTGCAAAAACAATGTTTTTATCAGAAATCCACATACGATTTCCTGAAAATGCCATCCAGTATCCCACTGGAATATCTGATGTTTGAACTCCATTGGTATCTGACCCATCCCAATATGCTGGAAAAGAAATGCCATCTTGGATCAGCACAATTCGATGTGCAGGAGTTGCAAACTCATCCGACCCAGTTGAAAGATTTGCCGATCTTGTTGCCAATTGAAATACAAATTGGTCAACGTCTGGGTTCATCGAAATATTTTTTAAACGATAATCTTCCCAGTTGCTTGGTTGAACCAACGGAAATGGAGCATAGTAGACTTTGCCATTTACTGCAAAGACCATGTATGACAATTCATTTGCAACAACACCATTGCCATCAACGTCGAAAATTTTAGCAGGAATTGTTGTAACAACTCCGTCACGATCTTGAGTTATTGCCGTTTCTTTTTGCTTGTTAGCACTAAACAGAATTCCACCTTGGAAGTTGCCCGGAGGCAATGAAAGTCGCATTCTGTGACCGGGGCGTGTTTGCACTACACCACCACGCACTGTGATATTTACGCCCCATTTAAACTGGTTTTCTGGAAGCCCCCAAGGATTTCGTAACGAATTAACTCCTTGTATCCAAGAACTGGATATTTTTTTCAGTCTACCTGACGTGATGTTTTCACTTTTCATTAGTACATCACAACATCAGTCCTATCACCATATGTGATGCCATTTACCTGTGGTGGCAACATTGCATGTCCGTCCTGATGCTCTTGTTGATTTTTAAGGTATGCAAATGCAAATCCCCAGTAACGCAGTGCCTGTTCAGAAAAATCTTTATCCTCCAAGTCACACGCATGAACAGCAGTAATAATTGCACGATCATGCTCAATTGGTATATAATCGTATTTGCTGCTGACAACTGGTGGTTTGAGTCGATATGCAATTCGCGCCCACGCACAAGGCTTCCCAAGACGAATGCGACGATATTGTGGGTTGACTTCGTTCGGGTGGTATTGACCAATAAGTGTCAAATCATTACTCCGCCCATAATCCATTGCGTACAAACTGACATACCCATCGGTTAATGGCTTTTGGATATTGGCAACAGATTTAACCAATATCGGGTCTTCAATTGCATCCACGAAGAAAGTGCTATCTACGGATGTTCCACTGGTCAAATACGAAATGCGTCCATTTGTGCTGGAAAGATTTTGAGCTTGTGATTTTGTTGAATAAAGCTCAAACTCATCGTTATCAATTCTCCGAATGAAGTAGGTAGTTCCAGCAACAAGTCCGTTTGGTAGAACATCTCCAGAGTTTGCACGAACAGTCACGGATTGTCCCGTTGTGTAAAGTGAAGCATCTGCAACGATGCTTGTAGAAGGAGATACAGTCAAAGTGCGTTGAATGTCGAGGGACAATTGACCAGTTCCGGGCGTTGTGATCGGAACTAATACGCCACCAGAATAAATATTAACACTATCACCAATCAACTTGACCTGATAATCCGTTGATAAGGCTAAAGGTGCCGGTAGTGTTCCACTTGTTGAAAATCTAACCGTTTCGTTCTCTTGAAGAAATTGAACCGAAGAGGGTTGAATTAGGTTATTATATGGCAATGGAGATACAGAGAATCGTTTTGCATAATACGATTGACCAGT